AGCTTGGCAAAGCTGCCACGTCGCGGGGGAATTAAGATCTTCCTCCTACCCAGGGTGGCCTACGCCACCCGGATGATGAGTGAAAAGTACCTAACAGAAATAGTTAGGGCCACTCAAATCCATCGTCCCACTTTAGAAAGTGGACGCGTTTAGTCATCGGCCTGCCTAGGAAACCACGGATGGTTTCGTTGGTACCAGAGAAAAACAACTCCGGTATGCCGATGCGTGCAAGTTTCAGTAAGTAAGAACTAAAATCATCTTTCGACCTCTTGCGAGGTTTCAAAATGATCGCTGAAACAAACCAACCTTCCCATCCGGCAGTGTTTTTACGACTGCTAGCTCGGGTGGCTCGACACTCTCGCTGTGAAGCGATAATGCCGAGATCACCGAGGATAGGTGGAACTTTCAACTTGCGATACGCTTTCGGCGTAACAGCAAGGAGAGAGAGCCACAGATCACGGAACCGACCATCTGAATGAACTCCGGATCCGCGCATTGCTGCGTAGAGCCTGAGATTATTCAGTAGTTGAACGGTATAAGGAATATTATTATCCTTATTTCTTCTAGCGAAGAATGGACGGACATTCTGGCCATGAAACCAGTCTGCCCCGCACGATTCGAAGAAGCTTCCTGCCAGGAAACTCTTCTTTTCATTAACGCTTAAGCCTAAAAACTTAAGCGTACCGATCAACTCTTCCGCGTACTGTCGGGGTAATATAATATCATCACCGTAGACAGCCGTGAAAGAGTGCTCGTCTCTTGGTACGATCGATTCTACGACGGCCTTAAAAATAAGGCTTTCGAGTTCGAAAGTATACCCATTTCCCATTGAGCTAAATTTCGCCAATGGGATCACTTCGTCGTTTATAGACGTTGTGGGGCTCCTAGCCAGTTCCAGTAAATGGGACCAGTCAGGACCTAAGAGAAAGCGCACACACTCAAGAGATATGGAGTCTGAGGCTCGGGACAAGTCAATTGTCGCGAGATCCCAGTCAAAAGCTTTTTTGCTAAGCTCTTGATTCCATGCTTGAGTGTTGAGATCGGTACCCGATTGCTTTAACTTAGAGCGGATAACTTTACCTATACCTAACTGAACATAGCTGTTCAGCGTCGGTTCGATACAGATACCGCGATCAGTTTTAGCATTCTTCGGGACGGTTGTAAACCTGTTTCCTCGAACAATCTCCGGGGTAGAGC